TGGAGTTCAGACGTGTGCTCTTCCGATCTACGGAGACATCAGTAATGAAGTCAGGGAACCTGAACCGGCGGGGGATTATGCCGTGGCCAAGATGCAGGAGATGATCGAGAAATCCTGCAGTAAGACAAAGGTAAGTAAAGATGATCCGGATAATGATCCGGAGGATGATGAAGGACAGGAGGACGATGAAGTGAGATTAGATGTAGAAAAAATGACACCGGCAGAAAAAATGATGTATGAAGATCTGCAGAAAAGATACGCAGCAGAAGGGAGCGCCCCTGAGCCGGAAAGTACTGGCAATGTTCAGGATGAGGTGGCTAAAGCCGTAAAGGCAGCCATGGAAGAAGTCACGAAAGGCATGGCGGCGCAGATGAACACGCTGTTCGCCCCGGTGATGAAAAAAGCCGAGGAAGCGGAAGAGGCACAGATGCGGGAAGTTGCAAAGAAATATGAGATTCTGGGAACGAAGCCAGAACAGCTTGTCCCGGTATTAAAATCGTTGAAAGCAACGTCAGCGGAAGCTTATGACTCCCTGATCGCTTCCATGGATGCCAATGTAGAGGCCATGGAGAAATCCGGGCTCTTTTCTGAGATTGGTAAATCTGGTCATGATACCGGCGCAGGGTCTATGAGTTCTGAGCAGGCGTGGGCAACCATCGAAAAGAAAGCGTCTGACCTGATGGTCAAAGAACCGGAACTCACCCAGGCACAGGCAATCGACATGGTATGTCAGGCAAATCCAATGCTGGTGCATGCCTATGAAACAAAATAAAAAAGAAGGAGGAAGATCATGGAATATACAGGATTAAGTATCGATACTTCGGCGACCATTGTAATGATCGCAGCGGCAGAATTAAAAAACGCCAGATGTCTGGCGGTAAAGTTTGACGGAGAGGGAAAAGGGGTTCTCTGCGGCGCCGGGGAAAATGCCGCAGGGCTTTTACTGGCAGACACACCAGAGACTATCCCTGCCGGCGGGCAGATGGACGTACAGATCAAGGAAATGGGCCGTTGGGTAGCCGGAGGGGAGGTCAAACCGGGCGATGAGCTGACTTGTGATGCTTCCGGAAAAGCGGTCAAGGCGGAAGCCGGGAAATTCATTACGGCCATTGCGCTGACTGGTGCCGCCGAGGCCGGGGAGATCATCAAAGTACAGATTGCAAAAGCAGGCTATAAGCCGACTGCGTAAAGGAGGATTGTAAGATGGGAATGAATGCAGTATCTACAGGGGATTTACAAGTGGCGATTGCTAAAGGATGGAAACCAAACCAGTATCTGAGTAATATGTCCATGGCTTATTTTGCCGACCGGACAGATTTTTTTGCCCGGAAGATCATGCCGATCTGTCCGGTAAAACTGTCTACTAGTTATTATTATGAGTTTTCAAGAGCCGATCTGGCCAGAGATAATGTTTCACGTAAACCAAAAGGAGGAACCGTTGCTCCGGCAGTGATCGGCCATACGGACAGCATGTACAAATGCGATGTGTACCAGATCCGTTATCCGATCGACCAGATTGGGACGCTGGATTTCCAGCGGAGTAATGCTCCGGGGGCAATCGACCCAAGAAGAAACAGGGTCAGGGTGATCACAGAGCAGATGGATATTCACCTTGACCGGGCATTTTCTGAGGCATTCATGCAGCCGGGCGTATGGAAACATGAGTTTGCCGGAGTAGATTCCACCCCTTCGGGAAACCAGTTCTTAAAGTTCAGCGACGCCAACTTTGATCCGGTACATTTTTTTGACGAGCAAAAGAAGGAAATGAAACGGATGGGCAGAAGGGAGCCAAATAAGCTGTCTTTAGGCTATGATGCTTATCTGGCATTAAAATCCCATCCAGATATTTTGGAAAGGGTTAAATATTCCGGAAGTACACCGAATCCGGCCATCGTCAATGAAAAAGTGCTGGCAGAGTTGTTTGGACTGTCCGAAGTAACCTATCTGGCATCCACCTATAATGCGGCGGCAGAAGGACAGGCGGAAGATATGCGGTTTATCGCAGATTCTAAAGGGGCGTTGCTCACCTATACTACCCCGTCCCCGCAGATTGATGAGCCATCCGCCGGTTATATTTTTACGTGGGATATGCTGGGTAATGGACAGTATATTGCCATCGACCAATATGAGGGAGAGAAAGGAACACATACAGAGTTTGTCGAAGGCCTTATGGCTTACGATATGAAAAAAACCTCTGATGAATTGGCCATGTACTTTAAGGACTGTGTATAAGGAGGAAGTATGTATATCGCATTGAAAGATCTTAGGCTTTCCGGTGTGCGGTATATAGCCGGAGATATGATCAAAGAGGAAGCGGTCGTGTCAAACAGGGCGGCCGCTCTTATCCGCAGCGGCTATATCGCAAAACAGGAAGACAAAAACCGTTGTGATGAAACTGGTATGAATAATGCAAAAGGCATTCTTATCCATTTGCAAAAAAGCGGGGAAGATGTCTTGTTGGATCCGGATGAAGCAGCGGCCATATTTACCATCCTGCAGGAGAATGCAGAGGAAGCGGCTTCGTTCCTCGCTGAGCAGACCAGCCGGAATGTGCTGATGCTTATCCGGGAAGTGGATGGCCGCAAGAGCGTCCGGGCAGCAGCAGAATCTTTCCTGACAGAGTTAGAGGAGGATTAACAGAAAGGAAAAACAATGACTTACAGTTATATCCCGGAAAATATCAATACGGATGAGAAGGATCATATGCGGTTTGCCCTTGCTGATACGGATGTGAAGGGAGGGCAGACTTCCGCCGCCTTATCTGATGAGGAGATCCAGGCAGTGCTTGACCGTTATCCGGATGATTTTAAGACGGCAAAATTTAAGTTGGTGGAACATCTGGTCTATAAGTATGGACAGGATGTGGACAACAAAGTCGGTCCGGTATCCTTCACTTTTTCGCACCGGATGGATTTTTGGAAGAAATTATATGATGCCATGAAAAAAGAGATGGTACAGAAGGCTGCCGGGCTAAAACCTTATGGCGGTGATGGGGAAAGGAAGAATAGTTATTTTTATGTTGGGATGATGGATAACTCAGGAGGTGAACGGTATTGAACTTTAAAGGTTATGGTAACAACCGGCCGGAAAAGTACATGCACGTCTTCCTTGTTTTTCGTCGGCAAAATAAAAAGACAGCCAGTGGCCGGGTAATGAAGGATGGCGAATATCAGACTCCTTTTGTGATCCCCGATGGTATCTTAGCAGAAGCCAGCCAGAAAGAAAAAGAAGAATGGGAACAAAACCAGCACCCGATCACCCATACGGTTGTGTCCTACCAGCCGCCTCCAGATGTCCGGGAAAAGGATGTCTTGGTCATGAAAGAGGACGGACGTAAATATCAGGTCCAAGGTATGGAAAACCCCGGGGGAACGGGATGCCAGACGATCTATTATGTATTGGAAAGAAGGGATGTCTATGGCCATACAGGCAGGGGTAAAGATCAATCAATTCGCGGATAAATTAAACGCCGGTATCCGGGAAGAAATGTACAGAAGGGGCGAAAAGATCACAGAGGCGCTTAGAAATGCAGAAGTGGAGGTACTTTCCGGGACAAGGACGGGGAAAAAGTATAAACACTTAAAAGCCCGCTCATCTGCCCCGGGAGAACCACCGGCAGTACAGTCTGGGGATCTAAGGCAAAACTGGGATGAAATAACCATACGACAGGGAAATGGTCATAATGCAGCTATTACGAGCCGGATTAAAAGTGAAACGGAGTATGCTGAGTATTTGGAAAATGGGACGTCCCGTATGGCATCCCGTCCTTTTGTGGACAGGATCATTGATAAGGCAGAGCCAGAGATATTAAAAATAGCTAGGACACCATATGGGCCGCATCTGTAAATATAGGAGGACATGATGCTAAACAGTATGATTTATAATTATATCAAAAGTTTGGAATTGCAAGGTCTGGCTGTCCATGATGGGGAGCCCGCTATATTTGAACAGCAGGCGCCGGAAGATACGGATCCGGGTTGGGAGGGGATGCAGTATGGCAGGGTGGTTTATGACCTTCGGATGCAGGACGACCCTGCCCGGAAAGTTTCCGGTTCTCTGCGGATCATGGCTGCTTATACCGATGCAGAGGAGCTTAAGCTGGCAGAACATCTTTTGCAGGAAGCGTTTGACCGGACTTTTTTCTCTTCTGATTTGACCATTGCGACGACATGGCAAAAGACAGCGCCGTCTGTGACGTCAGATATGGATGTTTTTGGCAGCATCCTCTATTTTGACGTTGAGGCTTTTCCGGTCAAAAGATATGTCCCACTGGATCCGGTGCGGTCACTGGCCGGATATATCAAGGATATATTCCCGGATGTGTGGATGATCGGGCAGGAAGAGCAGGCGAGGATATGGAAACCGGGTCAGGGAATCCCGGGAACGGCTGTCTACGTTCTTATGGACAGCTGTTCTGCCGGGAGTTTCCCATCGACTTATGCCTGTACCTGGCATATGGCTGTGCTCCGGGTGCTGGTGATTACTGCATCTTACGATGAGGCTAACCAGATCTTAGGCATTTTGCAGGCGAGATTACTGGAAAAAGAACGGTTTCCTATGGAAGATGGTTCTCCGTTTTTTGTGGAAAGGGTATCTACCGCCCAAAACAATGATGTCTTAAAGCGGGGACAGATGCAGCTTCAGGGGCAGTTTGGCATCCTTCGGGAGACCGAACCGACAACATCCATACAGGGGATTGAGATGACGGGAGGATGGAAATGACAGAAAAAGAAAAGATGGGGCCGGTACAGGAAGAAAAAAGGAACGAACCGGTTAAGAGGAATAAGGCGGCCTATACCATGGAAGAACTGGTGTCGGCAGCGGATATTTTTGCAGCGTCGCCCGATCTGATCAGGGCAGCGCTTACGGTTTCTGGAAAAAATGAAGCCACAGAAGAAGAAGCAAGGAAGATCGTTGAACAGTTTCGAAAAAGAGAGGTGAAATGATATGGGAGGATTATACTCCAAAGGAGAAGAAAAAGTCCGTGCCGGGATCTACCGACGGCACGAAAAGACCGACAAGGCTATGATCGCCTCGGCTATGACCGGCGTCTTCTGCCTGCCGGTACACGCAGACTGGGGACCAGTAGGAACGGTAGAAAAGATCACATCCAAAACCGCCCTGGCGGCGATGTACATGGATGGAGGTACTGTGGATGCGGCGGGGGCATTGTTTGACGCCGGGGCATCTATGGTGTATGTCTACAGACTTGGCAGCGGCGGAAAGAAGGGAAGCACAAAACTCCAAAATACAGAATCTACAGATGCGGTAACCGTATCAACACGGTATGAATCTGCAGCGGAATTATCCCTGACGGTCAAACCAAAACTCGGGGAGAGCGGTACAAAAGAGTGCAGTGTCTATACAGGCGGCGTACTCTTAGAAAAGATCGCCTTTTCCGCAGGGGAAGGGGAAATTGATGCTTTTGTGGAAGTCATGAAAGACAGCAAATATCTGTCTGTGACCAAAGAAGAGGCTGCCAGCGGTACTTTGCAGGATGTGTCCCAGAAAGCGCTTACTGGCGGCGAAGCACCAACGGTGGACAATGAACAATACAGCAATGCGTTTGCTGCATTTGAAACGCTCCGCTGGAACGTCTTGGTCCTTGATACGGTAGAAACACAGGTGCAGGCTTTGGCCAAAGCATTTATGGACCGTATCCATGATAATGGCTCGGTTGGCATCTGTGTGCTTGGGGAAAAATCCACAGCGGCGCTGAGTACAAGAATGAAAAATGCAAAATCGTATAATGCACCATATTTTGTCTATTGTGGCAGCGGATATTTGGATACGGCAGGCAATGCGGTGGATGGATACCTGTCTGTAGCGATGCAGGCCGGGATCATCGGATGTAAGGAATCCAGCCAGTCTATTGTCCATACGCAGATCCCGGGGGCGGAAAACTGTAAAGAAAAGCTGACGGATATGCAGTACATCGAGGCCATCAAAGCGGGATTATTGCTGCTATCTGAAGGTGCAGAAGGACAGGTCTGGTTTGACAGCGGGGTGAATACTTATACCGTACTGGCAGAGACCGATGACGAGGGTTGGAAGAAGATTAAAAGGACGTCCGTTAGATACGAAGCCTTTGACCGCATCGACCGTCAGCTGGCCCCGCTGATCGGGAAGATCAACTGTGATGCAGACGGGGTGGACAATGTGGTCCAGCAGGCAAAACTGGTGCTGGCAGAGATGGTCAGGGAAGGAAAGATTTTAGACACGTATGCTTTTTACGAAGATCCGGACAATCCACATGCGGCAGACCACGCCCACTTTATCATCAGGCTGGATGATGTTGATAGTCTGGAAAAGATCTATCTGACGTACCAGTTCCGCTACATCGCAGGATAGGATACATCACAGGATAGGAGGAAAAAAGAATGGCTAAAGGATTCGATACAAGAAAATTGATGACAGGTAAGGACGGAAAGCTGTTTATCGAAGTGGATGGGGTGTCCGTCTGGTATGCCTGCGTGGAAGAGTTTGAGATCAACGCAAACTTCTCCAACACGGAATTCCAGCCGGCAGGAGACTATCAGCAGTATGGTGTGCCAACGAGCATTAAATTTACGCTGACCTTCACCGAGGCAGTTATCCGTGACGATTTGATGCTTGTACCACTACTTGAGAAAGTAAAACAGGGCAAGGTGCCGACGTTTAATTTTGCCGGAGCCAGCGAGGAACCGTTTTCCGGCGGGCAGCAGAAATTTTTATGTAATGAGTGCATCCCAGATGGAGATACCAATATCCTCTCAGTCAAACCGGGAGAGATTATTAAGCGGCAGAACAGTTTTATCATCAACAGCGTGCCGGACTGTATTAAGTCTCTGGCAGGATAACAGGAGGAAGAGTAAATGGTAGAAAAAGAAACCAAAATCGATGTGACGCAGGAAAATGAAATGGACCTTTTGGAAGGGTTATTAAAGGCAGCGGAATATAAGAAAAAAGAAACAAAAACGATACAGATCAGGAGAGGTGGAGAAAAACCTCTCTTTTCTTTCGCCATCCGCCCTTTATCGGCAGATGAGGTGGCCGATGCAAGAAAAAATGCAACGACCTATATGCCAAACCCAAATAATCCGAAGCTGCCGCCGATCCCAAAAGAGACCAGCGATCCGGATTTCCTTGCTTGGGAAATCTATCTGGCGACGGAAGGAAACATCGGTGAGAAGATCTGGGATAAAAAAGAGTTAAAAACCGGTCTCATTAATCAGGGACACGAAATCTGTACCAATATCGATGTGATCAAAGAGGTACTGACATCTGGGGAGATTGTCCAGGTAACCAATGTGATCGATGAGATCTCAGGGGATAACGATGCTCTGATCAATTACGCAAAAAACTGATCGATGCCAGCCCGATGGCAAGGCTGCTGGCAGAAAATTATTTAAGGACAGGCATGCTGCCAACCAAGACCCTTTCCCTGCCTGACGGGGAGAGAGCCTTTGTGCTGGCGTCTGTCTGGTCGGCTTTAGAAGGAGGTGAGCCTGATGGCCAATGAAACGATCATTATTGATGTGCAGTCCAAATTTACCGACAACGCATCTGCAGGACTGAAAAGTGCCGGCCTTCAGGCAGACCGGTATAAAACGAAACTGGACGGGGCTACAAAGGCATCTGAAAAACTGGGTGGTACAAAGGTAAAGCCAAAGCTGGGCGCCCCGACGGACCATGCAACACCGGTGTTTAAAAAAGTACTTGGGCTGGGAAGGTCTTTTGGGAGGAAAACCTATAAAGCGACGGTTGATGTAAACGATCAGGCTTCTGGAAAGATCAGAGGGTTATCTTCTAAGATTTTTTCGCTTAAATCGTTGCTGACAGGCGTTACTGCTGGTGTAGCTGCGAAGAAAGCGATTATCGACCCTATCGGCGTTGCAGATTTTTCCACAACAGCACAGATTGGTTTTGAGACTATGCTGGGCAGTAAGAAAAAAGCGGATAAATTCATGCGGGATGTCAAAAATTTTGCTGTGGATACACCATTTGAAACCCAAGATGTTGTGTCTAATGCACAGCGGATGCTTTCGGTAGGATGGAACCGAAAAAATGTCTTAAAAGATATGAACCGGATCGGTAATCAATCAGCGGCAACGGGTACTGGCGCAGCAGGTATTGAACGGGTAACTACGGCGCTTGGGCAAATGAGGATGAAAGGAAAGGTATATGCAGAAGAAATGCTGCAGCTTACGGAATCCAATGTCAAAGCATGGGAATACGTTGCCAAAGGCGAAGGTGTTTCTGTAGCAAAAGCGCAGGAAATGGTGACAAAAGGCCTGATCCCTGTAGACAAAGCCATAAACAGCATCCTTACAGGGATGGATGAGTTTGACGGCATGACGGATGAGGTAGCCAACCGGACGGCCGGCGGATTAAAAAGCCAGTTACAGGACACCTTCCAAAATAAATATGTCGAAAAATGGGGGCGTGGCCTGCAGACTGGTGCGATCAAGGGTATGGCAAAGCTCCTTGATTATCTGGAGGAGATGTCCCCGAAGATGGACAAATGGGGAGATGTTTTGGAGGAAGTTGGCGAGGATTTGAGTACAGGGCTGGTGAACAAGCTGGAATCTGCAGGGAACAGGCTGGATAAGCTGTTCTCGGATGAGAAATTTCAAAATGCCTCCCTTGGCGGCAAATTGGATATTGCTTGGGACGAATTGATCGCCCAGCCGTTTTCTGACTGGTGGGATTCTTCTGGAAAAGAGAAGATCACGACAAAGCTGAAAGAGATTGGTACAGAAGCGCTTATTTCGATCAAAGATGTTTTTACTGGTTCGCTTAAAGATCTCCTTCCCGGAGGGGATAAAGCCGGTATTGAAGATTATCTCATCGGCCTGTTTACGATCAAAAAAGCCGGGAAGTTATTTAGCTGGCTGACAGAGCCTTTGGGCGGCGAGGGGGGAAATCCTCTTTCGGGGTCGTCTTTGGGGACGATAAATATCTCTGCGGCGCTGGTCAATGTCAATGGAAAAACTTCTCCTCCTCTTTCGGATGGAAAGGGAGATAGCGGTAAAAAAGACATTTGGCTGCCGGACAGTGCGAAAAAGCAGGGTAAAGGGAAGGGAAAAACCACACCGGACATCCCGGATCTGCCGGAAACCCAGAAACCAAAAAAAAGCAGGCCAAAGACCAGATTGGATGCGCTTAAATCCATGCCGGGCAAAACAAAGGGATTGCTTACGAAAGTCGGGACGAAATTGGGGTCTGGAGCAACAACGTCCGCTGGAACGGCGGCCACTGGGGCTGCTGGAATAGCAGGGGCTGCGGGAACCTTAATGGGACTGGTGTCAGCGGCGAAATCATTTTTGCATGCCAGTAAGGCAAAAGGTGAGAAGACCAAAAATAAAGAGACCTATAGCGGTGCAGCTAAACTAGGGCTGACCAGCGGAGGCGCTCTTGCCGGTGCAGTTGCCGGATCGATCGTTCCCGGGATTGGGACAGCCCTGGGGGCGTTGATCGGCGGAGGGCTTGGAGGAGCAGCCGCTTTTTTTGGCGGTGATAAGCTGGGAAAGAAAGCGACGAAGGCGCATTATGCCAATGAAAGGAATACGAAAAAGCATACATATAAACAGACAAGGGGTCAATATTATAACCCGGAGCATGCACAGGAAGCAAAAAAACTGAGGAAAAGTGCAGGAAAAAGCACAGACAGTAGTGAACGGAAGCTGACAGACTCTACAAAAAAAGCCACAAAAGAAACGAAAAGCTATAGCCGGGAATCAGAATCCGCATCAAGGACCGTGAAATCTTATGCATCAACGACCAGCGGTGCCGGATCAAAGGTTAATGTCATGGGAGGGCAGGCTTCGGCAGCTGGTGGAAATGTGGGCATTATGGGAGGACAGGCGTTGACTGCCGGTGGAAATGTATCTGCATTGGGTACGCAGGCAACATTGGTGGCCAGTGTGCTCGCATCGGCCGCTGCTACGATCCGTTCTGCGGCAGCGCAGGCTAAGTCGGCAGCGGCAGGAAAAACCCCGAATACAAAGCTTACCCCACCTATGGCGGTGAAGAAAAATGCCCGGGGTAATTATATCGGCAGCCACATTGTATCAGAACTGGTTGAGGAAGGCCCGGAGATGGTCATCCCGTTATCCAACCACCGGAACCGCGCCTTAAAGCTCTGGGAGCAGGCAGGGAATATCCTTGGTGTCAAACGCTATGCCAGAGGCGGCATAGCCGGTCAGGGAAAAATCCGGGGTACAAGAGGAACCTCTTCTAGTGGCGTACAGGTCAATGTGGCTTCCGGGGCCATACAGATCACGGTACAGGCTGGAGGAAGCGGCGATATTGTCACTGCGATCCGTTCCGGCCGGAAAGAAATCACCGACGCCATCTTAAATGCTATCGTGGATGCCTGCGGCACATCTTACACTAACCGTACAGCGGAGGTAATGTAATGGAAATCTATATCACAGGGACAACGGGCAGCGGCGCCATCCAAAAGGTTACGCTTCCCGTTATCCCGGAAAAGATCCAATATTCGTCGGAGACAAGGTTTTCGGAATACGAAATCCTCAATAAAGGACAGGTTTTAGTCCCGGATGGGAAGAACCTTTTTGACTTGTCTTGGGAAAGTTTTTTTCCGGGGGAAATCCTAAAGGGCAGCCGGTTAATCCATGCATGGATGGACGCACAGGTTTTGGATGATCTCTTTAAATTTTGGCGGGAAAGCGGCACGCCGCTGAATGTGTGCATTACAGGTACCAATGTCAATGCCGATGTCTATATCGCAGAGTACAGCTCTGCTTACGAAGGGCTGCATCTGGCTTACGAAGTCGGATTCAAAGAATGTGAAAAGATCATTGTATCGGCGCAGGGTAGCGCCAGTGCAAAAACCGGGATATCGGTCAAGGTAAAAAAAGGGGATACCCTGCAAAAACTGGCGAAGAAGTATCTGGGTGACCGGAAGAAGTATAAAAAGATCTATAAAGCAAACAAGAAACTGATCGATAAAAGGAACAAGAAGGAGAGGAAGAAACACCCGGGAAAGAAAGTCAGCAAATATAAGATCTACAAAGACCAGGTGTTGGTCATCCCCACTGGGAAGACAGCGATGATCCAAAATGACCGGGTGGAAGAGTTAAAAAGGGCGATCAAAAAAGATGGATACGCTGACATTACTGTAAACAGAAAACTTAATGCGGCAACCCGGGCGGCCATGAAAAAGATT